TTGTACTACTTTCTGTAGCGCCTGGATCTGTAGCGCCTGGATCTGTACTAGCGTATTTCTCTAGTAGCGCTAGCTTTTCAATTTCAAAGGCTTCTATATCTATTAACGTTTGATCTCTTTGCGCCTGTAAATCTTCTAGCTCTCCTTGTATCTGTATTCTGTTTTTACGTGCTGCATCTCTAGTTATTCTATTAGCGTTCGCTTCTATATCTATAGCCTTTTGTAAAGTGGCGCGCTTTTTATTTATTGCAGCTTCATCATCGGCTAGCGTACTAAATAGCTCTTTACCTTGCTCTGCAAATGATTTCTCTATAAAATTTCTACGTAGCGCCGCTGTATATGAATCTAAATTTTTAACTAGATCTGTATATGTTGTATTTTCAGCTTCTAAATTTGTAAAGTGTGTACTATCTATTTCATTTAAACGCTTTAAAATCTTTTCTCTATCTTCTAAGCTTTTACTTTCATCTTTATACTGCTCTACTAAAAATCTAACTTCTGCTGTATGATCTTTTACAGCTGCATTAGCAGCCTCTAGCGTAGTAGGTACACCGGTAGCCGCTGTTATTATTTCATTAAAAGCTACAGCTAATCCAGTTACTCCTATTACTACTAAGCCAACTGGCCCAGTCATAGCAGCCAGCGCCCCGCCTATTACTGGTAAAGATGAAGCTAGCGTAGCTACTGCTATCATTAAAGGCCCTAATGCCGCTACTAAACCGCCAAAAATTACTATATTTTCTTGAGTATCTTTATTTAAAGCTTTAAAATCATTAGCCAAGTCTTTAATAAAATTAGCAGCATCTTTTATTACTGGTATTAAAATTTCTCCTAAAGCTATTCCAGCCCCTTCTAGGGCGCTAGTCATTTCTTTTAAACCGCCTTTAGTTGCCGCGTTCATTACATCACTCATAGACTTAGCCGCGCCCTCTGAATTTTCAAACTCTCCAGTTAAGGCCTTTACCTGATCGGCGCCATCACTTAAAACAATTAACGAAGTACCAGCCCTTCGCCCTACTTCGTCCATTGCATCCTTTACACCTATGCCCTTAGCGCCTAGCTCTGCGAAGCGCTCTGATAGTGTGCCGCTGGTGCCTGTCATTTCTTGAAGTATACGCCTCAAAGCTGTACCAGCCTGCGAGCCTTTTATACCGCTGTTAGCTAGTACCGCTAACATTGCGCTTACCTCTTCAATAGATACGCCAGCAGCCTTAGCATCTGGCGCCACAAATTTCATAGAATCCTGGAAAGTATTTATATTTAAAGCTGAAGCGCTAAAACTAGCAGCCATAATATCAGTTACTTTCGCCGTTTCGCTAGCATCCATACCAAAGCCACGAAGCGTAGAGCCTGCTACTTCAGCAGCTTGCGCTAGATCTGAGCCTGTAGCTTGTGCTAGGTTTAGCGTAGCCTCTTGTACGTTTAAAATTTCAGCAGCACTAAAGCCCAGGCGCGAATACTCCAGCTGTAAAGCTGCTACATCGCGCGCTGTAAATACTGTACTAGCTCCTAAATCTTTTGCGCTCTGTTCTAGCGCTTTAAACTCTCCAGCTGTAGCCCCGCTAACAGCTTTAACCGCCGCCATTGAGCTTTCAAATTCTATAGCTAGATTTGCACTAGCAGCGCCTATAGCTACTAGTGGTAAAGTTAGGCTTCTAGTCATATTAGCGCCTACAGCTTTAAAATTGCTGCTCATCTGGCGCATATCTCTGCGCACAGCTCCGAGCTTTTTATTTAAATCTTTAGTATTAGCTCCTATATTTACTACTAAATCGCCTAGCTTCGCCATCTTATTTCTTTTTACTTAAACTATGCAATACAGTAAAGCCATCTAGCTTAGGCTTTACCGCTTCGCCTTTCTTTTCCCACTCAAATAACGCTAAATCTCTAGGCCGTATCTTCTGGCCTTTTTTAGCGTGTACGCTTAATAGTAAAGCCGTTTGCCATCTGGTACGCTCCCAGTTAGAGCGCTCCTGTATTTCGTGTACTTCACGTTTACCAGCTACAGCATTACCAAACTCTTCAAACGTTAAACTATATAGCGAATCTAGGGCCAAGCCTAACAGGCCTAGCCCTAGCTCCTCTATCCTTCGCCACGTTAAAGGGGTTTGCTTTTTCTCTTTGCTTTTTTTTTACTACCTCCCATTACCGCCGCCATAGCTTCAACTAGTACAGGTAAATCAGTTACCTCTATTTCGCCTAGCCATTCATCCACCTCCATAGTAAACTTCATACCCTGCGCTGTGCAGCCCTCTTGTACAAAATAAAAGATTAACTCTGGTATTAAAGTAATATCATTAGAATCTACTTCTGTTACTTTTACGCCTGTGTTTTTCTCAAATTTTCGCCAGCCTCGCATCGTTGCGCGCATTGGGTATATTCGCTTTCCTATAGTTATTTCCATACTACGATATTACGCTTCGTGTAATAGTTTCTACGATTTGTACCGTACAAGTGTACGAGGCGTTATCCTCTGTACCTCCAGACAAATCTAAACTTTCAATATAGCCCTTTACTACATACTGAAAATCTCCAGCATTAGCAGCAGCAGCCGCGCCGATTACATGAGTAAATGTAATATCTAGCTTCTCCTTATCTAGCTGAAAAGTACTAATATCATTAAAGCCCTTACCTGTAGCGCTGTTACTTTGGTATAGCGCTGTAAAGTTTAGCGTTGCGCTAGTCATACCGGGTAACAAAGCTTTATATCCTGCATTAGCTTTTACTGTAGTATCTCTAAAGTCATTAGTTACCGAAATGCTACAATCTGTAACATTATCTATAACTACTAATGATCCACTTTCGGCTACCATCATTATCTTTAAGTCTGAGCCGTTTATAATTCCTGTTGTTTGTGCCATCTTATTTTATTGTTATTTTAGTTTTATTAATTATTATTTTTTTTCTTTTTTTTTTCTTTTATCTCCACCGACTAAGGCAGTTATAATTAGATCTACCCAGCCGAAAATCTTGAAAGCTGGCGTATCTGTAGGCACTAAGCTAAAAATAGCCCGCGCCGCAATTAATAAGGCAAGTAAAATACTTTGCCAGTGTTCTACGAATATCTCCATGTTTTTAAATTTTTACTTTAATTTCATAATCTTGTATGTTGGCCCACAATAGCCTAGTATCATTAACCTCCATCATTTCATTTTTGTATGAGCTAGTTTGTATATGTATACCGTTAAATACGCCCACTTTTCTATCTAAAGCTTCTCTAATACCTACGCCTAAAGTAATAGCTTTACTGTATGTAGTTTCTACGCTGTATATCTCTACTTCTGCTACGTCTATAGTTTTACCTGTTTCTTTAACTTCGCTAGGCGTATTAGATCTTACTGAATATATTATATATGGCGCCGCCTGGCCCTGTGGCGCCGTTTCTGGAAAGATCCTAGTACCTACTACATTAGTTACTTTAACTTCATTTACTAATAAATTATATATAGCTAGCCCTACTCTCATAGCATACCTCTAGTAAATTGTACAAAATTTTGTCTTAATAACATGAGCTGTAATTTTTCGCTCCTGGATCTAGTAGCGTTCATACCCTTTTCAAAAACTCCAGTATTTTGTGTTCTATGCTTACCGCCAAATCTGGGCCCAAAATCGCCCTTTTCTACTATATGAGCGTAAAAACCATTAGCGCTATTTTTTACTTTACGGCCTCCTACTGCATTAGTACGCGGCCCCGCTAGTACTGTATTTCTTTTTTTATTAGGTAGCCATGTACCGCCTGATCTTCTAAGCTGGCCATCTTTTATTAGTTTACCTCTTAGCCTGGTATCTTTACCTAAATCTTTTACATTAGCCTTTATGTAGTTAGCATATACCGCCCCTACTCTATGGCCTACGTCTTGCAATTTTTGCGAATCTTCTATACTCCACCTTGCAACCTTATCTATATTTCTATACAGCTTTTCAGCTCCTGTTATTTGTAGGCTCATCTATTCGCTATCTCTTAACTCTGTTACTATTCTTAGCTGCTCTTTGCGCCCAACTTCCTGCACTCCTAAAACGTTATAATACTTACCGCTGTAATTTATTCTATAGCTGGGCTCTATTAGTGCTGCAGCTGCTGAATATCTAATGTTAAAAGTTACTGATTGATAAGAAATAATTTGTTCGCCGCTGCTACCTTCGCGCGCGTATGGCTTGCGATCTATAGCAGCCCATGTAGTTAAATAACCATGCCAAGCCGCTACCAGTTCGCCATAGTCATTAGCTGTACTAGTAATTTTCTCTACTGTTATCCTCCTATCTAGGCCGCCTATATTCATTACTTTAAATGTATTAGCCTATATGGGTTTATAATAGACCTTATACCAAATGGCATTACTGAAGTAGTAGCGCCTACTACAGCCGCACGCCTATTTTCGTAGTAATGAGCTACTAACATTTTTACAGCATGCGTTAAAGCTGGGTTTATTTGATTAACTACAGTACCAGTTATATTAACCGCGTCCATTTTATCATCAATTATATTGCTAGGCATTTCAATAATTTTTAGCTTTAAAGCTCCATTTTCAAAACCCCAGTAAAAATCTGTATTATTAGTTAAACTAGTAGTACCTCCAGCTGTATTATAATATGTTAAGCCACCTATAGTAGTAGCTCCATATGGTATAACTACATTTCTCATATACTGCATAGAATAAAGCCAGGTAGTATCTTTAAAGTGTAGCCCTGTATAATCTTGTATAGACTGTACTGCAGCATCTAATAGAGCTGTTATAGTGGTATCTTCATCTGTAGAATCTACCCTTAAAAACTCTTTCATATCTGATAAAGATACTATATCTGTACCTGTAGGCTGTGCTGTGTATGTAAAATTCATCTATACTAATTAATTTAAATAAAAAGAGGCGGGCGTAATACCCGCCCCTTTTTTTATCATGTTATAACTTTTAGAATACGTTACTAACAGAAGCAAAGGCCCCCGCCTGGCGTACATCTACATCATAAAACTTATTTAAGTGTAAAGCTATTTGTGCATTACCAGCGTTACTGTACGGATCCACTAAAAGATCTAGGCCGCCAAAGTATGCCAGTACAAGCCCTTGCGCATAATCTCCAAATAAAATACGCCCTTTATTAGCTGCTGAATCTACCAGGTTAGGAGTAGCTGAAGCTTCAAAGCCGTCAAAACTTTGGCCTTTCCAAAAAGCTTCTACGCCATCTACTGTAGCTAAATCTCTACTAAACTTCCAGCCACTAGGGCTCATAGCCCATTTGCAGTCTGCAAAATTACCGCCAGCTTCTAATACTAGTTTCTCCATATTAAAAACGTCTGCAGCTGTAATAGCTCCAGTTAAGGCTGTATTAGTAGCTGTAATAGCCTTTGCAAATGCAGCCTTATCTATAGTTTCATTTATTCCAGCCTGTAACTCTCTGGCTATCAATGAATCAACCTGGGAGCCGCCTTGTAAAATTAATTGCTTACTAAATAAAGTCTTATTAGCTACTCGCGTAGGGCTTAGCTCTAGCTCATCCATCTCCATAGTAGAATTAGAATCTCCAGCAACTTCTGTAGCTTCTGTACCTACAGCTTTTTTACTAACTCTAGGGAACTTTAGGTTACCCATAGCGCCATTAATAGTAGTAGCGCCTAGCTGCTCTATCATAGTAGGAGCTCGTAAAGCTTCAATTACTCCAGGAACATTAGTAGGCACATATCCAGAACCATCCCCAGATCCAGCCTGAAAATTGTCAGCACCTCCAGCACGATAAAGCGCCGCTTCTGGTATACCGATCTGGCCAGTCATTTGTAGGCCTCTAGCCTGCATCTCATTGCGCGCCTCCTGCGCCCATTCAGCTTCAGCACCTGTTAGGCCTTTGCCATGCGATACAGCCTCTACAGCTCTAGATAAAGAAAAGCTACGATTTGTACGCTCCATATCTTTCTGCTCACTAGTAGAAGTACCAGCAAAGTTAGCACTTCGCGCTATCATCTCTTCATGCGCTGCGCGTAGTTTAATCTTCTTATCTAAGCGTAAAATTTCGCCATCTAAGTACTCTGTGCGCGCCTCCTCTTCGTTTGTTAGTTCGCGGCCTTCAGTTTCTGAAGTTTGAACTAAAGATACATGCTCTTCGTAATTTTTATTACGTAAAGCTTTCATTTCATTTAAATTCATATTATTACTTTTTTTTACTTTTTTATTTTTAACTATTTTTGATTTTTCTATATTTTCTACTGGCTCATTTCTAAGCTCTTTAGGCTCTTCGTCTTTTCTAGCATCAACTGTAGAATCTGAATAGGCTGGATATGTTACTGGGCTTACATCTAATAGCCTAGCCACTTTCTTAACTTGCCTAGTACTTCTATCTTCGCTCCAGGTCTGATCTTTAATCGTAAACGCAAACGAAGACTGCGAAATATCGCCTCTTTTAATACTCGTATAAAGATCTTTAGCATATTGCTGCTCTCCTAGTTTTACTTCATATTTTAACCCTCTTTCATCTGTAGAAAGTACCAGCGTACCAGCTGAGCTACGCCCTAAAATTAGGCTAGGATCATGGTTAATTAAGGCGCGTACATCATCTTTTAGCACATCATCAAAGGCGCCAGGGGCTATACTTTCTTTAAATACTCCTAGATCCGTTTCATTATTATATAAAGCGGCGTAGCCTTGTATAATCATTTCGCCGCCCTCTTCTCGTACTTCTAAGGTACTACTATGTTTAGAGTAATGGGCCGCTGTTAAAAGCTCTTCTCTTTTCTCTTCATCCATTATTATTATTTTTAGTAATAGCTGTAGAATAATCTTCTATTTTATTTAATGCTATTTGATTAATTTGTACCATATGAACCGAACCGCCTTCTATGGGGTTTAGCTCCTCTTCTGCTCTTACTTCATTTATAGAAAGTACGCCGCTTCTAATCATCTCTGTAAAGTAGTTAGCTCTAGCTGCGCTATCTCCACGCTGTAAATCTGATAGCTTAAATTTACTGTATACCTGTGGCCTATCATATGAGGCTATCAGCTTTCTATCTATCTCCTGCTCAACTCTTTGCGTCCAGGGTACGATAGTATGTCTTGCAAACATTAAATTTTGCTGCTCTACGTTATTGTATGTAGTTTGGCTAGGTAGCTGTACTAGTGCAGGTGGTACGCTAAAAATTCGCGTTATCTCTTCAGCTTGAAACTTTCTAGTTTCTATAAATTGCGCTTCATCTGGCGAAATAGAAATACGCTGGTATTTAAAGCCAAAGGGCATCAATTTAGTACCAGCCTGCGCCGCGCCGTTATTCCAGGAGCCTTGTATAACATCCATTTGCTCCTTTTTTAGCGGCTGCTCGCTAGATAGTACGCCTGTCATTTGTCCGCTTTGCCCGAAATACTCTGCGCCAAAATCTTGAGCGCTTTTCGCTAGGCCTAAATTTTCTCTATGTAGCCTTATAGGGCTCATCCGCATAAGGTTGCATATCTCTAGCATATTCTCTGGCCTTACAGCGCCTATATCTTTTACAATATATATCTTTTCGCCTTTTGCTGTTCTAAGGTCTACATCTGAATAATGTACAGGTATTAGCTCTGTAGCTATTCCGCGTTGATCTCTTTGTATTACTGCATACCCTACGCCATACATAACGGCGCTAGCTACTATAGTTTCCCAAAATTCGTACGCTGTTTGGTGCTCGTTGGGCTTAACTTTTATTAAATTATACGCGGGGTGTACATTTGCTATTACTACATTTTCGCCCTCCTTTTCATATAGATCTAAACCTAAAGCGGCTACTGTAGAGGCTATTTTATATACACAAGCGTAAACAGTACTAATAGCTAAAGCTGTACTTTCGTTTATTGTAGCCCCTGCCTTAGTAACAGGATAAAGGCCAAAATTGTTATTTTCTGGATCATATGGCCCAGTTCTATACCTAAATATAGCCTTTACTCTGTCTAGTAGTGTGCTCATTCGCGCGTAATATAGTAAACTAGAAACTAAAAAGCAACTTTATAAGTTAAAAATTTCAAGTAGATAATCCTCTTCGCCATCTATAGTATTTTGTACGTAGCTATTCATAGCTATAATAGAAGCTATTACGCCATCAACTTTCTTATTTTCTTTTTGCTCTTTAGTTACTCTTTTATTTTCGTTTACATCTGTATATACTATAGCGCACCCCATTTGCCATCTTAAACATTTATTACCGCCATGTATTATATTACCCCTCATTACCTCCATTTCAAATTCCTTTGTTGGGCCGTTCATTGTTGTAATGTTTTGAGCCATAGGCGCCATTTCTACATCATCAGCAATTAACTCAGCTACTATATATGTACTAAATCTAGGATCGTAGCCTATTTCTCTAACATCATACTTAGCGCATTGATCTAGTATATATTGCTTTATTATCCTATAATCTGTTACGTTGCCAGGGCTTATAGTTATATCTCCTTCGCGCTCGTAGTTAATATAATCTATGCCAGCCGCTAGCTTTTTACTATGTGCCTTTTCAGTATTAACGAACTGGTGTACTAACAGGTAAAAACATTTTTTACTATCATCTCTAAAAAGCAAAGCAAAGGCTGTTAGATCTTGCGTACTCGCTAAATCTAGGCCGCCGTATGCTGGTAAAGTGTGTAATATGTCGTATGGTATAGGTTTGGCCCCCTTCATAAATATGTCGTCTGGGATCCAGGCGCTTTCTGAGCTAGTCCATATATTTAAATGTAGCCTTAAAAAACTATTTATCATGGATGGGTTGCTTTTAGCTTTATTTACCGCATCTACAAAATATGCCTTATTACATATAGAGCCGTAGCCTGGGTTCGCTTTTCGCCATGTACTTTCTTTAGTCCAGTCATCTTCTGGATCAGCTCTATATAGTACAGGTAAAAAAGTATTATCTTCTATAGTGCCATTTAGTATAGCTTCGCTGTACTCGTGCATCTCGTAGCATATACTAGCTCTATCATGGCCAGCTGTAGTTAGGGCTATTATTACAGGCTGGCGCCTGGCACCTACTGAAGTAGTGAGTACATCAAATAAAGTTCTATCTTTTTGCGTATGTAGCTCATCGAAGATTATACCATGACAATTTAAACCATGCTTAGTATAGGCTTCTGCGCTTATACTTTTGTACCAGCTGCTTTTATACTCTATAGTATTTCTTAATACTTTACACCTGGTACGTAAATGTTTGTTATTCTTTATCATCTCCTGCGCTATGTGAAATACTATATTCGCCTGGCCACGATCTCCAGCCGCGCTTATTAATTCCGCGCCTGGCTCGCCATCAGCAAATAATAAATATAAAATTAACGCGGCACTTAAATTAGATTTGCCGTTCTTTCTAGGTATTTCTACGTAACAGGTACGATATTTTCTAAAGCCTGTATTTTTATCTTTCCAGCCAAACAGGGGCCTTACTATATCATCTTTTTGCCACTTTTCTAAAATAAATGGCTTCCCTGCTAATTCCCCTTTAACATGGCTGCAAAATTTTTCGATAAAGTTTACTGCTCTATCAGCTGCTGCATCATCAAAATAAAAATTCATTCTCTTTTAGTTATGCTTTTAAGTGTTTTAATTCACTTTAAAAAATCTTTAAGCTCATCATTATCCTCTACACCTTCGCCAGCCCATAGCTCCAGGCGCGCTATTATGGCTTGCTTTCTCATTCTAGCCTCTTTTAACTGCTGCCATTCGGGCCTCATTCGGCTCATAAGATCGCCACTTTTTGCCGTTACTACATAGCAAGTACCTTCTATATCTACATAATTTTGTAGCTGGTGCTCTTCAGCTTCAACACAGGCCAGGGTATATATTAAAGACTGTACGCCTGGTGTTAGTGTTTTATTCGCGCCGTACTGTAAAATTTTTAAATCGTATATAGATTGTTGTAATTCTGTCATTTTATTCATTTTATAATTGGCCCATATTATTACTAGTAAAGCCTGCGCACTCGCCGTCTTTGGGGTTCGCTAGCTCCATGTATTCCTTACATTTTTTACAAAGTACATCATGTACTATACCCTTGCCAGCTACGTACTTAATAGTACAGCTAGATACTGTTACTTTTTTTTTAGGCTGGCATTTGCATTTAAATTCTGGCATTTCCCTTTTAGTTTTGAAGTTAAAAATCGTACAAACGAC